ATAATAAAGGACTTAGGTTAAATGGAGATATATGTAGGCTTTAAAGACGCCGACGGTAATCCATCTGACGCTTTACATAGCCAGAAGAGACTTCTTGAGACCAGTGAGAAGCATATTTTAGCTGCGGGTTCACTTGGTTGGGGAAAGACTGACTGGTTAGTAGTTCAAGCTGTCATCGAAGCATTGTCCTTTAAACGTAATGTTATTCTGTTAGGCAGGAAAACATTAAGTGCCTTAAAAAAATCGACTCTAGTATCATTTTTCGACCTCATAGACCCAAAATTAGTCAAGAGACACGATAAATCTGAGCAGAGCATTACATTTTTGAACGACTCTAAAATATTTTATATGCAATTAGACGAAAGCCGTGAAGCTATGCAGAAGGTGAAATCTATGAACCTTGGCTCTGTCATGGTTGACCAGATTGAAGAGATAACAGAGAATGTTTGGATTGCATGTATTGGTCAAATGCGCCGTAAGAACGCTTCAAGGAGAAGTTTTGCTACCGCAAATCCTAATGGACACTCGTGGGTGTGGAAGCGATGGATAAAGAGAGGTGGTCGAAAGGACTACTATTGTGAACAGGGAGCTATTTGGCGTGAGAATACTCCTCCTCCTTCTTCTCAAGACGAAGTGACTCCTTTAAACTGCGATAATCCAAATCTGCCATGGGATTATATTGTAGACCGTTTAGCTCAACCTGAAAGATGGGTGCGGCGATATGTATTCGGTTCTTGGGATAATTTTGAAGGGCTTGTTTGGTCTGAGTTTGATGAATCAACACACTTAGTTAAGCCGTTTGAGATTCCTGCATGGTGGAATCGATATGTAGTCCTTGACCACGGACACAGAAACCCAACAGCAGTTCTATTTTTCGCTGTTGACGGCGATGGCGATGTGTATATATATGACTGTCACTATGAAGCTGACCAGTGGATTGACTACCATGCTGAAGAGATTTGGCGTAAAGTAGGTCAAGATGCTATTACAAGATGGTTAGCAGACCCCAGCATCTTTCATGTTAGGGGCGGGATGTCTACCGATGTCAGTATTGGCGCTCAGTATGAGGACTACGGTCTTTTCTGGGAGAAAGCTGATAATGATAAGCAGGCAGGAGTTGACAGAGTAGCTAAGTATTTAACTATAGACCCCAATTTGGGGAAACCAAGACTTTTTGTATTTGATAAGCCAGCCTTAGACCCGTTTATTGATGAGATAACCAATTATAGATGGGAAGACGTAGGCAAGGGGCTTACAAATGTCAAAGAAGAGCCTCGAAAGAAGGACGACCACGCAATGGATTGTTTACGGTATGCGGTTAACTTTTTTGAGGAAAGTGGATTTAGAATACCACATTCAATACCGCCTGAATGGTTAACTGGTTCAGGTTCACAAAAAAATAGCTGGAAGCTAATGTAAAGGAGACCGTAATGGCAAAAGGTAAAAAGAAACGTAAAGATGAAGAGGGGTATAAAAAGAAAGATAAGATGACTAAGTTTGCGTCTTTAGGATATGGATTTGCAAAAGTGATGGGTTCTGACTCATTTAGTATGTCTAATTTTGGCTCCCCATTTAAGGGCAGCTCAAAGGCGAAGTTTATACCTTCGATTTTTGATAAATCAGACTCAAAGACTACCAGTTCAAAAACAGACTCAGCTCCATCTAAACCTGTTGTACAACCTAAACCTAAACCTGACCCTAAACCTACTCCGAGTAAAGACCAATCTAAACCAAAAGCAGAATATCAGTCTTTTCAGGCTTGGACGATGGCTCAGGAAAAAGCTGGCGTGCGATTTAAAAGCAGAGAAGAACATCAAAAGGCTTATGACGCATACGTACACGACTACAAGAGTAGCAATGGTGGCGAGAGGATGAAACTTGAAGAACAATCACAGAAGAAGAAGAAGAAACCTTAATGCGTGGCTGAAACTACTTTTAACGCTAATCTGGAGGTTTCACTCCAGAAAGGAGACCGTAAGAAAATGCCTATGGGAGAATATGGCTACGGAGCCAAAAAGAAAAAACGCAAGAAAAAGGGACGCTTTGTTGTCGGTGAGAACCATGATTATTCTAAGCCAGCAATGACGTGTGTAGGGACAGATACCCCTAATGACAGCGGAGCTAGGAGAACATAATGGCTAAAAAAGAAGAAGAAACCCCAAAAGGTGGTGGAGTATTAGCTAATCCTGCGCTAGATGTTTTGAAATCTGAGAAATTTGCCTCTGATTTTAGGAATCTTAGCATGGAATTGGGGTCTGATTGGGCTAAATCTCGCTCAAAGCGTTATAAAGAGATGTCTGAAATGGCTGGTTTAGATGCTCCAGATGAGTATTTAGAGCCTCCAAATCACATGGATGATGACATAACCAGCGTTTACCTTAATGATAAGAACAATCCGAAAGATAAATAATGGCTGAAACCTTAAAAGACGGGTTCAAACCTGCTAATTTCAACAAGAATGACCAAAGACTTGCTGAGGTGCATGAGATATATGCGCATTTAGAGTATGGTAATAGGGCTGATATGGACAATTTTAAGCAGTCCATGGCTTACTATACGGGTTCAGGTCAGTGGTCTGAGCTTGAAAAACAGCAGTTAGAGTCTGAGGGCAGACCTCCACTTACTTTTAACTTTATATTTGCCAAGGTTAATACGGTGGCAGGGTTGGAACAACAGATACGTAGTGGCTTTAAGGCAACTCCGTATGGAGCCGAAGATGCTGACCTAGCAATGTTAGCAACGTCTCTTTTAAAACATGAAGACCATAATAAGCGCATACAGAAAGTATTTTCTCGTGCGTTTAAAACAGCTATCCAGTGTGGTCGTGGCTGGGTTGAAACAACATTAGAGCAAAAGGTAGGCGAGGCAACTATGTCTAACCTTGTTCGTAATGAGAACGTGTTCAATGTATACAAAGACCCAGACTCTAAGGAGAGGGATTTGTCTGACGCAATGTGGATTTCTCGTCAGAAGTGGTTATCAATCCCTCAACTTAAAAAGACATTTCCAGATAAGTTTATGAAGATGTCTGAGAAGGATATTGCTACCCTGTTGAATTTTTCCGGTGACTATAGGCGACCAATGACCCATGTGGAGTATGAGAATGACTATTCGACGAGTAGTAATATACATGATTTTAGTAGTTTTGTTGATACCGATAAAAGGCGTGCTAAGATTGTGGAATTATATACAAGACGCACTGAAACGGCGTGGTATGTAATAGCAGGCAGTAGTGGACAGACCTTTGATGCTAAGAATAAGAAGGAAGCAGAGAAGCATGCTGCTGAATTGAATAAGGTAGCAGAAGAAGCTGAGATGATAGAGAGGTTTAGCGTCGTTTCTATGCCTGTCAGTAAGATATATGTTGACATCTTCTCTGGTAATTTTATGATACAGAAGGAGGAATTGCTCCCATATAAGCATGGTCAGTTCCCACTTACTCCTATTTATGCCTATTTAGAGGACACAGGAGAAAAGATTGAGAACTTTGGTATCATAAAGAACTTAATTGACCCCCAAGATGAGAAGAATAAACGCCATAGTCAGTTCACTGACATATTAAATAGGGCGCCAAAGGGTGGCGGATTCTTCCAAATGGGTGCAGTAGACCCTGAAATGATTAAATCTCTCTCAACTCCCGGCGCTTGGGTGGGTGTTAGAGGGAATATGAAGGATAAGATTATCCCATCTACTGCTAATTATATAGGTATTCTGGGTCACTATCAGTGGTTAGAACAGTCGTCCATTGAAGATGCTAAGGAAATTAGCGGTATCAATGACAGCTTGATAGGAATACCTACCAATTCGAGGGAAAGTGGTGTTGCAGCGCAGACTCGTATACAACAAGGCTTGACAACTTTGCAAGAACTTTTTGATAATCTGAATACAGCGAAGCAGAATATAATGTATCAGGTACTATCTAATATTCAACAGTTCTATGAGCCTCAGAAGATACAGCGTATTGTTGGTGTATTAAATAGTAATAATCCAGCGCAGTATGTGAATGCTACCGCAGAACTCGTAACTAAATTTTATGATATACAGTATGATATATTTGTTGATGAGGGTGAAAGCTCACCAACAGCAAGAATTGCGTCAGTACAATCCGCTAAAGAGTTGTTGCAGTACGCTACTGCCATGCCTCCTGCTGCGGTAATGACGATAGTAAAAGCCATCATCGATATGTCAGAGTTTCCTCAAAAACAGGAAATTCTCGAACAGTTAGCACAGAATGAGCAAATGGCTCAAATGGCTGCTATGATGGGTAACGAAGAAACCCCTACTCAGGGTCAATAAGACAAAGTAGAAAGGAGCCATGATGGCTGATACAAACGAGGTAAAAGTGATTAAGGAAGAACAAACTATTGTTGAAGGGGAAACTCCAGAGGTTAAACCTGTGGATGGATTTTCTCATTTAACTGAGGAAGACCTTAATCCTGATTACGAACCACCGAAGGAAGCTGAACCTGATAAGGTAGACGAAAGCGTTAAGACTGAATCGTCGGATGATTCAGAAAATGCTGAAGTTAACACCAAGGAAGAAGAAGTTAGTTCTGAAGAGTGGAATATCAATGGAACAACGTATAACGAAGAGGATATGAAGACTCGAATGGTTAAAGATTACAAGAATCTTTCATCTTTTACGGGTAAGCAGGCGGAAGAAATCGGAAAGTTGAAGCAGAGGGTAACTGACCTTACCACTGCTAACAGTACAACGACTCCTGATGAATCTGTGGCTGACACGGGAAAAGATACAAATAAAGAGTACGACATATATACTCCAGAAGGTGTAAAGGAACTTGCAACTGATGTAGCTAAAAACATCGTTGATGAGCAAGCTAAACAGCAAGACGAGAGGCGACAAAACGGTGAGTTTAAGTCAGCCGCTGATGTAGCTCGCAAAAAGTTTTCTGAAAACCATCCAGAGTATGCCTCTGAAGATGACGTTGTTGAATTGGTCAAGAAAGGGAATGCGAGAGGAATTGCCTTAGGCGCTGTACCTGATTCTAACTCTATGCTAAACTACTTGGAAACTGTGCATGCACAGGAGACCAATGATTTTAGTTATTTCTCTGGTGACGCAGATAAAGAGCAAGCTGAAACTCAGACAAAAACAACTGTTGAAAAGATTACCGAAGGGCAGAAGGTTCCTACGAATTTATCGAAGGTAAACTCTTCTGAGCTTGAGATTGATTACGACAATTTAACTGATGCTCAGTGGGCTAAGTTGCCAGATGAAAAAAGACAAGAACTTCTAGGTTTAAATTAGGAGAAAAAAATGGCAAACGTAAGCGTAATGGCTGCCGATGGTATCAATCCTGATTCATCGATTAGATTGAACACTACCAATGATGAAGTTGGTAGAGTCAATGTTTTCGCTGTGGATTTGGTTTTTGGAGACTTCGCAACAGCCGCTAACACATACGTTCTTGGGAAAATACCTGTAGGGTCTATTGTCACTAATGTTACCTGCGTTGTTACATCTGCATGGAATGATGGCTTCGATATGGGAATATCTGATGTTAATGGAACAGCAGGGACAGATGGTGATATAGATGGTCTAGCAGATGATTCTGGTGTGAATAATCATACCGTTGGAATCTATACTGGTGGGCGGACTGTTCATGCAAGTAATAATTTCCTTGGACATAACTGTATAACTGATAGCTACATAGTAATCTCAGCAGTAGCCGACATGACGCAAGGCGCCATGAAGGTTTTTATTGAGTATGTAGCTCCACTCTAAAGAAAGGAGCGTAAGCAATGGCTGAAGTCTTATGGAATGCGAGTCTCGAAGTATCGAGATGGCGTAAAGAGCTGTTTACACAAGCTAAGAACGACACTTATTTGTCTCGTTTCTTTGGTGGTAGTAATGCGGCTATTCATGTATTAACTGACCTACAAGGTACTCGTGGTAAAGACGTTACCTTTGGTCTTAAAATGAAAATCGAAGGCTCAGGTGTAACAGGCGACAACACCTTAGCTGGCAACGAAGTTCCTATTGAAACCTATGTTCAGACAGTGGCGCTTGACCAGCTGCGTCAAGGTGTTTTGAGTAAAGGTAAAATGGCTGACAAGAAGGTCTTGATTGATTTTCGTCAGGAAGCACTCGAATCTTTAAAGATTTGGTTTGCTGAAACGATGGAAAAGGACATGATTGATGCCCTGTCAGGTGCGGCTGGAACGTTAAGTGCAACTGGAGTAAATGAGGCTACTTACACATTTACTGATAGTACATACACTATCTTCAATGATAATGGTACACCAGTTACTACAACTCCAGTAGGTAATTTGCATGCTACTCAAGATAAAATCATCCCATTATTGATTTCATCTGCTGTAGCTCGTGCAAAATTAGCCTATCCCAAGTTCCGTCCAATTCGTGTTGGCGGCAAGGATTATTACTTATTGCTTGTTCACCCTGAAACTGCACATGAGTTGAAAAACAATACTGTGTGGCAGGCTGCTCAACAATATGCTATGCCTCGTGGTGTAGATAATCCTCTGTTCACTGGTGCGCTAGGAATGTGGGACAGCGTTGTTGTGCATGAGCATGACCTAATACAAAAGTGTACTATTAATAGCGTAAATGCTAATAGGAACTTATTGTTAGGCGCTCAGGCTGGCGTTGTTGCTTTTGGTGGAGACCACCAATGGCATGAAGAAACAGTTGACCGTGGTAATAAGCTGAGTATCTCAGCCGCTATTATCTACGAGATGGCTAAGACTACGTTTAATAGTACTGACTTCTCAGTAATGGAAGTTATAAATCAAGCTGATAGTCTAACCTAAGGGTTAATCTGTATAAAACTATATCAGGGCAGGCTCTGCTTGCCCTGATAATAGAAAGGATTTGAATGGCGACTTTAGCGCAATTAGAAGATAGGGTTCGTAGAAAACTTGGTCTCGACACAGGGAACCATACTATTGTATGTAATGCTGCTGACCCTACTAATGGTGATATTATCACTATCAATGATGTTGATATTACAATTCATGGAACTGAGACCAATAAGGCAAGTGCTACACTAAATACTACGCCAAATACAATGGCTGCTAATCTAAATACAGCTATAAATGCTATTTTTTCATCAGCCAGTGGCGTTACCTCTACCGTAGATACTGCAACGGTAACTATTTTAGGGGCGAGAACCCTTCAGGTTACCCAAACGAATGTAGCGTTCTCAATATCAACGGCGTCAACGGAGGATTCTCCTCCATTTACTTCTGATATAGATGAGTTTATAAAAGAAGGTCAATTAGACATTGCTAACAAAGTTGCTGACAATGTTTTCTTGGCAGATGGTACAAGTTCACAGAATATGGTTATCTTTAATGAGATAGATACCTCTTCTGGCGGTTCTGCTAATGTATATAATGCCCCTACAGACTTACTTAGGATTGTAGAATTACAATGTAAGACAGCTATTGGTGGAGATACAATTCAAAGAGCGGAGCAAGTCCCCTATGATTTATTGCTTGATATTAGGAATGGCTCACATCCGTTCTATAAAGTCTATGGGTCGGCTCCAGTAAATGGTAGATATTTCTCTGTATTTTCTACGGATTCGGCAAATGCTGGAAAACCACGACTTGAGTTTAGTCAAACGTTAGCAGCACATGCAACCGATGCCCTGCATTTAATATATATCAGATTACCTCAAGAAGTCCGAGCAACTGAGTGTAGTTTGCCGGCATTTTTAGAGAATTTGGTAATTGATTATGCGGCAGCACAGTGCCTGATGCAATTAGGTCAGGCGAATGAGGGGATGGCAATGCTGGGAGTTTATAATCAGACTATTGAATCTATTAATCAACGCTATATTGTAACTGAATCCCAGAAACCAAATATACTTTCTTTTGAAAGACCAAATTAGGAGAGTAAATGGCTGTAACTACTAATGATTTAAAAACTTTGAGACACCTTGTTAGGATGGGACTTGGGAATACTGATAAAGAGACTGTATCAGACGAAGAGATTGATTACCACTTGAGCATGTGTCAAGAAGTTTTAAATAGAGAAGGAATGATTTTAAGAAAATCTGCTACTGCTAACACCGTTGCTAATCAAGAAAGGTACACGATTCCTACTGACTGTGTTTCAATTCTTAGAGTTGACTATGATGGGAAGAAAATGGGCTTTATTGATTATGACGACATTTTAGAATTGGATATATCATAATGGCTACAGTTTACCCCTTTGAGACCCCATCTGCTAAGTATGTTTATCAGTATGGCAAATATATAGGAGTGTATCCAACCCCTACTGAGGTTAAGGTTCTAAGAATACATTTTGTTTACGACCCCGATACTTTGCAAGGCGTTGCCGATACTACTGTCCCAGACATTTTAGCTGAGAATAGTAACCAGTCTTTTGCTGATGTTATGGTGCTATATGCTACGGCACAGATTTTGAGACGATTAAATCCAGAAGCCTCAATCCTTTTAAAACAGGAATATTATATTGAGAAGGATAAAATGCTGTCTCAGAATAAAATATATAAAGAAGAAATTATACAATCAATTCATAAGGACTACTAATGCCACAGAAAAATCTTAGAAAAATATTGGCTGATTTTTCTGGAGGTATCGCAGATAGATTTTCCCCTCGTGATATAGCTGATAACTTTTTCCAGACGATGACTAATATTAATAATCGTATATCTGGAAAACTGTCTAGGCGTCCAGATAAAACTCTTGTTAAAACTGCATCACCTGAGACAGATTTTATGAGAGCGCATATAAGCGGGAATGACTTAGTTAGATATAAAACTCAATATTCAACATTGGATGATAGTTTAGATAAGCAGTTTCAGCACTTTGATATACTATCATTTTCTATTACCCCAGATGGAAATACAAGAGTGGTTCTCAATGTAGATGCTGACGATGTAACTAAGTTAAAAACAGCTAAGAAATTATTTTTAAAAGAGGGGTCTGTAATAAAATTCAATGACACGACTGGAGTAAGCAGTACAGACTTATTTAAAATATACAATGTGCGAGAAGATTATCTCCCCAATGGCACAACATCTCCGCCTGTAGACTTAACTGGAGTTAGCACAACGAAAACTTATTCAGCGGATACAATTTCTCATGTAGCAAAAACAATCACATACTCTGGAGTGGGAAACATACTGGGTACATATAATAAGATTCTCGATTCCTCTAATGGATTTCCAGTATTAATAAACGGTGCAAGTATAACTATATCTAATACTACTTCAAATAATGCGACACGTACAGTTATCGCAAATGCTTCAAACAGTGGAGCCATCTCAGTGAATGAAACGGTTGTTGATGAAGTTGCCAATAGCACAACAATAACATACGATTTGCGTGATGCTGAAAGCACACGAAGATTTATTGGATTTGAGATTGCTTCAAAATTTCAGTTTGAAGATGCTTATACTTCACTTGGTATAAAGTCATTAAAGGTTGTTTTAATAAACGAGGCTACATCGTGGTCTTTACTATCTGCTGTTGCAGGGACAAATGCGAAACTACCTACAGGAGACTCCATAGAAGAGGGACGCCCTGTATTAGCGAAGACAAATGCAGATACAGCATCATCAATAGACCCTATTGTTACTAATTATAAAAATGTTTCAGGGTCTTATATATATGGGAACGATTGGGCTGGTGGTCGTGACTATCCTGTTCTTTTTGTAATGAATGATTATCTAAAACTGTCAAATATCACTCCGCATTCCTATATATCTAAGGGGTTATATCAAGGAGACACTATTGATATAGTAGATATTGACCCATACTTTCCAGTGAATGGAACAAATTTAATACCAGCCGCAGAGGATAGTATATTGACTGGCTCATCTCATTGGATAGAATATTCACCAGATTCTACAAATCTTCAAGCATTTACAAAGGGGACAGAGCATGTTACTATCGACCCCACAGCTGGGACAACAGATAAACAGGGAGCGGAACTTCCTTCAGGCAATTTAAATAATGCTGATTTATCAAAAAAATATGTGGTGAGACTATCCATAACTGCCCACTTTGCAGCAAGTGTAACTGTAGATATGAAACTTGAAATCTTTGGGGTAACTATTGATTTTACTATAACAGGGGAATTAGGTGCATATAATCATTTTGCATTTAACATTGACCCAGTTACATCAGATACTTCTTTTCGAGTTTATCAAGTAGAGAATAATGATGCTTTGTGGAAGATAAGGGGACTCCTTGCGCTGGCAAAAACACCCCCATATCTTGGGGTATGGGAGGCTAAAAGTGAGCTTATTGGATTTAAAACTTATATCGTTAAGGATGGGGAGACAATAAACGCTTTTGGAGCAGCCCCAATAGACAAAGGGATAACGGCGGAAAAAATTGTTCTTAGACCTACCGATGTTTGGGAGCATTGGGGCTGGGCGACTGATTTTACTGTTCAACTTAATACAAGAGATTGGCAGCTCGTTGACCTTGGATGGGATTCCGGCAAAGATGTAAAGCCTGTTTTCTATTCTCAAAATAGTATTCTAAGAATATCAGATGCTAACTTTAGGAATAACAACCCAACTAAGTGGCATGGTTTTATAAATAATTTTTATTTTGGCTCACATGTTCTGTATAATAAGACTCCGAATTTTACCGCTGCTATTCCAGCCTCTTCTCATAGTATAGGCTATGAGACACTAAATCAAGAGATTACTTCTCCAGTTGTTAGAAAAATGGATGGTCAATATGATTCGACTGGTGAGGTCTATAAAGCTAGAGATGTTGGGATATTTGTATATGACCCATTAGAGTTTTCTGAGGCGCCAACAAATAGAAAGGAGCATGTTTTTTGGGCAGATGCAAGTACAAATGAAACATTTAAAAAGGGCGATAGATACTCTGCTACCTTTATTTATGACCGTGTAAATGAGACTGAGCTTGGAAGGGATGTTCATAATGATATTGGGGTTACAGGCTTTAATGTCATTACTCCTCCCGAAAAAGAATCTGAACTTCTTATTTATGAGGATGCTACTGGCAATGAAACTAATGTAAAAGCAGTGGGGGCTATTTCATCTTTAATAACAGATAATGAAATTAGTCTATCAACGGATAGCGCTGGAGAAAAGGGCGCCTGTGAGTTAATTGCTGATGGAGACTTTATAAAGATAGGTAGTGAGATTATGTGCATTGTATCTAGGACGGCACATGCTGGGTCTGATTTGTTTCAAGTATTCCAAGTACATAGAGGAGTCAAGGGGACTAGCTTAGTAACATCAGACGGGACTGGCGAAGGATTAGACGTATATTCACACCCAATACATCAGAAAGCTCGTGCTATTAGCGTTGTATTAGGGATACACGGTGATGACTCTGATAATATTTATATACCATTTTTAAGTTCTGGATTTGTTCCAAACGAAAGGACTGGGGCTGGGATGTCTCAGGGGTCTATGGCAGCTTTTTCTGGGACTACTGACTTTAAGGCTGGAGGAACTGTTTTAGCTTCAAATCAAACTAGCTATGCTAAAACTTTTTTCACACTATGTAATAGATATATGCTAGACCCTCCACCGTTGAATATAGTAATTTTTTCAAAAACTGGGACTGCTGCGCCTACTATGAAATTAACATCTGCAACTGGGACGACCTCATCGTTAAGTAGCCCTTGGACTAATAATGGGGATGCGTGGTTAAATGATATGACGTTAGAAATAAATGAAAATGCTAACAATTCTGCCCAATCTTATAAATTCAGGGATATTTTATCTGTATTTAATACGGGAGAATTGACATCGACTACAGTGGCATTGACTGGGACGCCTGAATTAGATGTTGAGGTAGCGCCTCCTGAAGGTATGTCTCTTGCGTGGATAGGGGTGCATGGGCATGTTACTGGCAGTGAATTGATAACAGATACAGAAAATAGGGCTATGACAACGGCGACACCTCCAGATTGGCTTCCATGGTGTCAAATGAGCTGTATATCTAATCCTATTATAACATTTGCGTCTGATAAAATAACTCTTGAATTTACTGAATTAAATCCAAAATTAGTACAAGGAATAACTCTTCCAGATGCGAAGATAGGGGCAGTAACAGATGGATTGTGTTATAATATTCAGTTTGCGGTAGCAGACTGTAATGCCGCATCAATAACTGGGGGATTATTATTTGGATGTGAATTAAATGGTAATAGGGGGGTTGCAACTTTTGCAGTTAACCCAGCAGATAATGACCAGTGGTTTGAGGTAACTGGCGGGACTGCTACTGTTATTCTAAGACTTCTTATGAATGATACTGCTCATAAAACTGGCTCATTGGTTGAGGGTAGTTCGGCAGGATTAACTGACTTCCAAATTTTCGCAATCGCCCCTGATAGACTGCAATCTGAACCCCTTCCAACCTTCTCGATTGATAATGCAACAATAATTCCAGTGACTCCTTGGACGCTAGATGACCCCGTTACATATTTGGCAGACAACGGAGATGTAACTCCGATTGGAGATATACAGGATGCTACTTATCCTATATATGCAGGAAGGCAAACATTTACTGCTTATGGCACTGTGACTCCAACCCTGAATAAACGTATAACTGGATTAAAGATTTACTGGAACCCTGAAGGAGAGGTTGATTGGTATTTTGTTCAGTATTTAGATATAAATAAAGGGATGTTATAATGTTTACTGAACCAGTCAATGAGATTATTGATTTAGATATTCCTTCGCACGATGCGGAGATAGCTCTCGCTGGACAGAGTCAAAATAATGGAATATTTGAAGCTGATAAAATATCAACAAAATATGCTGAAGCTGATAAAAAGGGTTCTCCATTTACAAGGGTTTATAATTGGATTAAATGTCCTCACTTCGTATCTTCTACTCAAATCCAAAGTGGTAGCCATATTGCTGATATAAAAACGGTTGACAGGTTTTTACCTCTTAAAAATGCTGGTTCAGCTATTAAAGACGCTAGCGCTGAATTGCACTCGTCTGGAATACAGGGGAATACACAGCAACAGCAACACTGGCTTGGAAAGGTTAGCGCAGATACAAGTAAGTGTTATATGATTTCTCCGTTATCAGCGACAGATATTAATAATATGTTTGAGGCGACACAAAGACCTTATGTAAAAAATGTAAAAAGATTCAACCAGTTAAGAACATGTATATTACCAACTGGAACTCCAGACATATCACAGGTGGCAAAAAATGGTATTTGTGGAGATGAGCTTTATTTAATTAATAAGGTAAAATTTAATTTGGCTGGGAATAGACTGTATTATAATACAACAGGGACAGGGTTCACCCTTTCAACTACAGGGGCTAGCGTTCATGGGAAAAGATTATTAGGATATACAGATTCTCAAACATGGATTTTACTTGCTCCTCCAGATTTTGATGCTTCTGGAGATTTATCTGGTATTTTTAATAATGACACTCCTTGGGGATTTTATCTCGTAACGGCAGGACAGACTGGATACTTTGATATATCTTTAGCCCATCCTCAGGCGCCAAAAGGGTGGCGTGGCAGTGATTGGATAAACGCAGACGTTATTTCCTGCAATCAATGGTTTAATGGATATGGCGCACATCCTGATTTTCGGCAAGTCCAAACTGCGGGGGGCTATGATAATGACGTGTCTCCAATAGAGAATGCTAACGCAAATCCTTCTAGTTGTGCCTATCAGTTAAAAACTACTGCACTAAGACCAGATGCAGTAACAATGCCATATATCCCCTTTACAGGGTCTAAGTTATTAACATATCAGGGATTAACCGGTAGACCCGCCAATCATAGGACACCTCCAGTTAAGTTTAAGGCTGCCACTGTTATAAATGGTATGGCTGTTGTTGGTAATATTGACATCAGTGATAAGAAAAATCAATCTCTACGTGAAACTAATAGGATACTGTGGACAGCTCCTATGCACTTAGATGAATTTTCATTTGGGAAATCTCGTGATATTGGAGTAAATGATGGTGATGAAATTATTGCCTTAGAGGTATTCCAAGGCAGATTATTCTGCTTAAAGAAGAATAATATTTATATCCTAAACCCTACTAACGGGTTCAGGGAAGAAGGAAGAGTCTCTGGTGTTGGAGTTATGTCAGAACACGCCTATGTGAAAACTCCATACGGAATAGCATGTGCTAACAAGGAGCAGATAACTCTGCTACCATCAAAAGAGGTGTTGAGTTCTATCATTGAAAACGCATATAAGGCTGAATCCAAGAACAATGTTATTCTTGGATATTCTGGAAAGCATGACGAGTTAATATATATCCCTAACTCATATTCAACTGGTACAAAGATTTATAGATTTGGATTTAAAACTAAGGCGTGGTCTATTGAAACATATTCAGACAAAATGCAATTTAGCAATATTATATACGACGATGATGACGGTGCTTTGGTGGTTGGAATGATTGATTCAGGGACATGCTCAGTTACCTCGCATACTGATAAAGATGCTTGTGAGTCTAATGAGGCTACATGGTCTCCTAATAATGCTATTGCTCTATACAAGCTAGATGACCACACAACAAATTTTGTTCAAGGAGATGCGATATTAAAAACTAAGGAATTTATATTTGACGCTCCAGAGCTTAAAAAGTACATATCAGATTTAAAGATGACATATACGGCAACTGATACTATTGTTGTTAAGCTGTATGTTGATGGTAATTATAGCGGGGAAAAATCATTCTCGGCATCCACTAAAAAAACAAATAAAACTATGAAGATAAATAGGCAATGCAACTCTATTTCATTTGAGATTATTCAAACGGCTACATCTGCAACATCTAATTTTGAAATAGATGATATTTTAATAGAAGGGTGGCACAATGCCAGAGGCGAGCAATAATTTTAAATTAGATTCTGATTTATCTCAGATTTTAGACCCTAAATCTGACAGGATACAGTATATGCCATCTATGCCCTCTCCCACTGAAGGTGACAATGGGGAAATACGAGTTGGGATTTTATATAAAAATAAAACTTTGATGGCTGTAAAGATAGAAGGTATTTGGTATTTTACAGAGATGGTTAGCATGGATAAATTAAGTGCTAACATTGTTAGCAGTGCTAACGGTGCTAAAGTTAGCACTAGAAAGCCACATAGAAAAACTAAACGGCACGGTGAGTGTATAGGTTATACTGTTTTGGGAGCAACAGGTATGAATTTGAAGAGCCACACCCTTCAGACATCTTTTACAGTTGAAAATGAGGCTCATAAGATTACATTTGATGTACCTCCCTCAGAGGCAGTGGAGATTGAGGTTTCTCATTTTCTTAACAGGTATAGTACAAGTGATGTCGGGTTTTATGCTTCATTAAGCACAACTCACGCATCATATTCTAAATTGGGGGAGGCACAGGAATTTGACTATTTGAGTTTATTTATGTCAGATGATGAATCAGACGATGAAATTGTAAACTATAAATTTGTATTGACGGCTGATGTTTTAGGCTCTGTGGGAACTACGACTACTCTATACATAGCTATGAAAACGTCTGATAGCAGTGCGATAAATTTACATTATGGGAAATATAGCCCAGCTCCCGGTTATGATTTTTATCAAGCCCCCTTTACAATAAAGGCTACGGCTATACCAACGCCTTATGCCCCCACAGATGATTTATAAAAAATAAGAGTTAGGAGATAAAATGGCAGAAACCAAAAGAAAAACGTTTTACGATGAGGCTGGTAATCATTGGGAAATGGTATATAAAGTAAGTAGCATTACAAATGATTTGACTTCATTTAAATATTATAAGAATGGTGAGCAGGTGAAAGAGGAAGGTAGTTGGGGAGGCGTTCCGGGGGATGATGCCGCTTCTCATCAAATAAAGGTATTTGAAGAATATGTAAAGGCAAGAGGAGAGTTCTTTACTAATGAAAAGAATGTTTTTAGCAATGACGAAGCCTATAAGAAGTGGGATGAGGTCTACCAGTTTGAACAGGAGTTTGGTACAGATGTTAGCAAGGAAGATTATGATAAAGATTATCAGAGGTATCAAGACCTAGGCTATAGCAACGATGAAGCAAAACAGCTGGCTCTTGGGTTAGCATCTGCGGAGGATTACGAAACTAGAGATGAAACGACTCTCCATGAAGATAAAGAAGAGGCTGAGGAAGAGCAAGAAGGCTTTGAAAGAGAACTGAAAACCTCATTGGCAACAGCAAAGGCTGAGGCTGGGGATATTACTGAAAGAGAAGTCGCTTTAGCCAAGAAAGACGTGTCTACGGCTTTATCTGAGTCTATTCGTTCTCAAACAGATGCGCTGTTATCTCAGGGTTATACTCCTGAAGAAGCACAGATGATGGTTTCAAGCGGAGTTGAGGGTCAGGGGCGAGTGCTTACAGACATAGTAGAAAAGGGCGCCATACTTAAATCTAAGACGTTAGCTGATTTGAGTAAGTTTGGAATAACTACTGATTTAAACGCTGAGACTTTAGCTTCAGAGATGAGAAAAATATGGTCAACCAGCAAAAATCTTCAGTTACAACTTAGAAATCAATTAAACTTAGGGCATTTATCTGCTGATACTTCTAGGTTTGGAGCCACAACGTCTGCTGAAGCATCAATGTATGGCGCTGATATAGGACTCCAAGGCGTCAAGGCTCAAATAGCGGCTCAACCTGCGTGGTGGGAAGAAGCTCTTGTAGAAGCCGCTGGAGGCTTTGGTGAAGGTGTTGGCAGTAACATTGGATAACCCATTCGGTTAGAAAGGAAAATTTATTATGGCTAAAGGTGGATTAGGAAAAGCCCTTGCTGCAACTTTTATAAAGGGAATGGTGGTAGGGAAACTTAAAGCCGATAAAGCAGAGAAGAAAAATAAAGCGGCGACTCAGAAGCAGCGAATATCTGACCTTGAAAAAAGAAGAGCCTCTGCTAAGGCTAATAAGAATATGCCTGAGTATTGGTCTTTTGACTGGGAGCTTAACAAAATACATGCAGCGAATATGGGTGAGACCTTAGATATAAAAGAATACCGTAATGCTAATGTTAGGTATAATCCAGAAGATTATGGTGACACGTGGGATAAAGATACAAAGCCATATAATACCTTGATGGCTCCGACTCAAGAAGAAATTAATGCTGGAGAGGATTGGGAAAAATCACAGCCTGTTAAGGAATATATAAAAACAGAAAAATTGGTTGAAAAGGAAGAAACTAAGATAGAGGAGACAGGTAAAGAACTTGAACAGCGTGTCAATCCCGTATTGAATAGAATGGAAAAAACACGTGAGAAGGCAGTTCGCTATACAGAGCTTGTAAAGACTAGTGAAGACCTTGCTGAATTATCTGAAGAAGAAGCAAGAAAAATAAATCCAGCTTTTGTAGATAAAATGACAACTCAATTTAGTTCAT